TCTTTGGCAAATGGCACATAGATCAGTTCTACCCTGACGAAACATGGCAGGGGCCATATATGGGCGTGGACTTTGGCTTTAGGCCAGATCCGCTAGTTGCGGTTAAATGCTGGGCGCATGATGAAACCCTGTTTATTGAGAAAGAAGCATATGGTGTTGGCATCGAGATCGACGATACGCATCGCTTTATTTGCAACGTTATCCCAGAGTTTGACCAATATGTTTGCAGGGCTGATAGTGCAGAACCCAAGACAATATCGTATTTACAGCGCCACGGATTTCCTCGAATGGAAGGCGTAAAAAAGTGGCCTAATTCGATTGCTGAAGGAATAAGGTTTATTCGTGGCTTTAAATCTGTCATAATACATCCAAATTGCAAAGGCACGATCGACGATTTCAGAATGTACAGCCACAAGATAGACAAGCTGTCTGGCGATATATTACCTGATGTGGTAGATGCAAACAATCACGCGCCTGACGCAGTTCGTTATGCTATTGCGCCTCTGATTAAGTCTCAGGCTGCTGGAAAGATGGTGATTAGAATATGAGTAACTCAGTTGCACAGCGCTCCCCAGAGGTAACGGATATGCTTAAAGCGTCTGCTCCTTGTCGAGATTTGATGAAGGGTGGCGCACATATGCGCGGCAAGGGCGAGGAGTATCTGCCAAAGTTCCCACAGGAAACAGAAGATGATTACGATGCACGGTTAGCATCGACTTGGCTGTTTGATGGCGTCGGCAAAACAGTTGATGACTTGTCGGGCAAGGTCTTTGAGATGCCTATTACCCTTGCGGAGACAGGCACTGACTTAGACCTCTGGGCATATAACATTGATTTGCAGGGGCGTGATTTATCACAGTTCTCGCGTGGCGTGTTCGATGACGCTCAAACATCTGGCATATCGTTTATTATGGTCGATAGCCCGGCTAGAGGTGAGCTAACAAGGGCGCAAGCACAAGCTGGCAACTTTCGGCCATATTTCGTTAGCATTGCCCTAGAAGAAGTGCTTGGGTTTAAGACGGACGTGATCGACAATGTTCCAACGCTTACCCAATTTCGCATAATGGAAACGGTATCGGAAGAAAGTGTAGATGAGTTTGAGCCCAACATAATTGAGCAAATACGAGTTTGCACGTTGCCAGTAGAAGATGGTCGCGTTGTCGGCTCAGTAGGAGTTCGATTATATCGCAAGGGTGACGATGATCAGTGGGCCATCCATGAAGAATATGGAACGGAGATGCCACGCATATACATTGCTGCGTGTGATATAGGTCGTGATGGCTACATGAACGCAAAGCCTCCGCACTCAAGGCTGGCTGAAATCAACTTGGCTCACTGGCGGTCGCAGTCAGATCAAGCGAATATTATGCACCATGCCAGAGCCCCTATGAAATACTTTCACGGTTATACCAGAGAGGATTTAGAGGCGTTCACCGAAGGCGCTGGTTACGCTTTCTGGTCATCAAACGAAAACGCAAAGATCGGCGTTGTGGAGCATTCGGGCGCGGCAATAGATGCTGGACGAACGGAACTAAAGGATATGGAATTTCAGATGCAAGCTATGGGTTTGCAGCTAATCGTGTCCCGTGTAGGCTCATCAACAGCAACAGGCGATCTTATCGACGAAAACAAGATCAACAGCCGTCTTGGAATGTGGGCAGACAACCTAAAGGATACGTTGGAGATTTGTTTTGCTTGGATGGCAAATATGGCTGGCATCGATGCAAAGCCAGAAGTCGTTATCAATAAGGATTTTGCAGCGAACGCAATGTCACATATGGATATGGATGCGTTAAATAAAATGTTCTTGTCTGAGGTCATATCACGCAAGACTTACATATCAGAAGCGAAACGCCGCAATTTGCTATCTGAGGAAGTTGATGCAGATGATGAAGCGGATATGATCGGCATGGAACCTATGGAAGCTGATGACGATGGCGATATCGGATGAACTACTTGATGGCACGGTTCGCCATTCGGTATATTTAGAGCGCTACAAACGCAGCGTTATCAGAGATGTATTAAAGCTTTTAGATAAAACGGACTCCGATATTTCTAGGTCACTGGTTCGCCGAGACATTCAAAATATGTCACCGAGGCAAATATCTGCGCTGTACAAGGTTCTGCGTCGTAAGATTGATGACGGTTACGAGCGCATATTCAAAGTGCTGCAAAAAGAAATAGACGAACTGTCTGAGTACGAAGCCAAATGGCAATTAGACCTGTTTAAGCAAAACGTGCCTGTTAAATTAGATTATGTTATGCCGTCAGAGGAACAGCTAATTGCATCAGTAATGTCCCGCCCATTCAGCGGCAAGATATTAAAGGAATGGTGGAAAGATGTGCCTAAAGATACGTTTACCGCAGTAAAAGGCGCTATCCGTCAAGGTTATGTTGATGGGCAGACAACCGGGCAGATCATTAGGGCAATTCGTGGCACTAGAACGTCAAAAGGCATTATGGACAAGTCTAAGCGCAATATTGAGGCTGTAGTGCGCACTTCATTGGCTCATACGGCTAACACTGCAAGAAATGTTGTTTACCGACGCAATAAGGTGCTTATTAAGCGAGTGGAGTGGGTTGCGACGCTAGATAGCCGCACATCCGCTATATGTCGAGCAAGGGACGGCAAAACCTATCCAGTTGACAGCGGCCCAAGGCCACCAGCCCATGCAAACTGTCGATCTACAACCGTGCCAGTGCTTAAATCGTTGCGTGAGTTAGGCATAAAGGTGGACGAGGCTAAAATTGCGGAAACAAGAGCATCAATGAACGGGCAAGTCCCGGCTGAAATGAATTATGACCAGTGGCTAAGAAAACAGCCCGTGTCGTTCCAGAATGAAGTGCTTGGCATAAAGAAAGGCCAACTTTTCAGAGCGGGTTTAAAGATGGATCGTTTTGTAGACAGACAAGGAAACGAGCTAAATTTAAGCCAATTAAGAGAGCGTGAGAGCGCAGCGTGGGCCAAGTCTGGTCTTTAAAAAGGAACTATCATGTCTATAAAATACGAATTGGAAACATTAGATGGTGTCGATGAAAATATCGCATCACTATATACCGAAAAAGATGGTCGCTTTGTTTTGCCTGTTGAGGGCGTCGTGCCAAAAGCAGACTTAGATGACTTAAATCAAAAGCTTGTTGATTCTAATGAGGAAGCAATGCGTCGGCGTAAATCTGTAGAGCGCCTTCGTGCTGAGTTAGAGGCGGTGCAACAAATGCCAGAGCCAGAGCCCCAAAGTAACAACGAGGAAATCATATCGCAAATCAAAGCGCAGTATGAACAACAGCTAAATAGCGAGCGCTCACAAAGAAAAGATTTAGTGCAGCGCAACGCAATGGCAGAGCTTAAATCACAGCTGGCTAGTAAAAATATTATTGCTGATGGATTAGAGCCACTAGCACTTATGGCAAAAGATCGCATTGGGTTTGACGAAAACGGAAACATCCGTATAATGTCATCAGATAGTTCTAAGCCCCTCGCTGGTTCGGGGTCGGACGGGTACGCTACAATTAGCGATCTCGCCCAAGAATTGGCAGCGTCAGGAACGGGTCAGTTATTTGTAAAGGATAGCGGCGTTTCGGGTGGAGGAAAACCACCAGCGAGTTCTAGCAATAATGCTGGAAGTAATGTCGTGACGCGAGAGCAATTTAACAAAATGTCTCACACGGAACGACATCGTTTTGTAACAAACGGCGGCAAGTTTTCTGGCTGACCGTCCCAATAAAAGGATTTAGGGAATGGCTAATACCCTCACAAATCTGGCGGCAGACATCTATCGTGCCGCTGACATCGTAGGTCGAGAACTTGTCGGCTTCATACCATCTTCAACGGTAAACGCATCTGATGAGCGTGTTGCTGTTGGTCAAAACGTTCGTTCGTTTTCAACACCTACTGCAACCGCAGTGACCATTGCTCCTTCCATGACTATCCCAGAAGGAACAGACCAAGCACTAACAAACAAAACACTGACGCTTACTAAGCAGCGCGGTGTGCAAATTCCTTACACTGGTGAGGATGTTCGTTTCTTGGACGGTGGTGCTGGATACGAAACAGTTTATGGT